CACCATTTAGTTCTTCCATATGTCCAATGACCTAACCCCATACGATAATATCTTGGACCTGTATTTTTATACCAAGAATCTATGTAATTACATTTTATTCTTGATAATGTAGCACTTTCAGTTACAATAACTTTTTTATTATACATCTTTGCTAGTTCTTGAACAAAGACATTTATAAATTCCATTCTTGCACTTCTAACTCCTGTGCTTGGTCTTCCGTGAGCTAGTTTACTATCTTCAGCATAAATTTTATCTGGTTTCCATTGTCTTGCTGGATTTGTACTACCCCAAGTACCATCAACTAGATAAGCGTCAGCATTTTTTATCCAATATAAATCTTCTAAAGATATTGGTTTATCTTTTACTTCAGCAACTCTATGTACTGACATATCAGATTGTGAATTAGAATTAATAACTCCACATATTGCTGCCAATGCATTACCCGATCCAAAAGCTACTATCTTTTTCATTAATCTTTATTCATTTTTCACATTATAAAAAGTATATTTAACTGTTAATTCTTCCCACGCTTTTATAGGTCGTTCAGTATATAAAAAATACTTATTATAGTCTTCAACATCTTCACGCCCTAATACACCTCTAACCTTTATACAGTTTGGTTTATCACTATGATTAATATGTCCACCTAAAGGTGTTCTTATAAGTTCATCTTTAACAACAATATGACATAAACCTAACTTTACATCTTTCTCAATAAACTTTGTTGTAAATAATCCTTGACCTTCTATAGAAGATTTTTTAATTATTAATCCGTCTGGTAATGGTTTATACATTTGTATCTCCTAGATGTAAATAAGACATCATAACATATTTTGGTCCACTAATTGGTTTTAATCCAGCGTGTGGATGAGTCCAAAAAGGTGGAAACACTAACAATCTTGTTGCTCTTGGTGAAATCATTATATTCTGTTTTGGTAAATGTGTTTCACCGCCTTTTTCAACATCATTAAGATATAAAATAAAAACTAAAAAACGTTTTGCTGAAAGACCCCTAGAACGGAGTACATCAACGTGTTCTTTAAATTCATCTTTATCATTAGGTAAATATTTTTTTATTCTTATGTTTTCCCTATCAATTATTGGTGGAAAATGTTCATTTTTTATATTTAAATTCATCATATATCTTTCTTTATACAATTTCAACATATGAAGAAATTTATCTCTAGGTTCTTTCCAAAAGAGAAGGTTATCAGGTTTGTCTATATCAATTTCAGTAAATTCTTTATGACCAGTTTTAAATGCGTCTACACTAGATTTATTGTAGTTGGCTATCTGTTCAAACTTATTAACAATCATTTTACAATCTTCCACGTCCATTGCGTGATTATACACCATCATATTATTCTTAGCAAATTCATCTAATGTAGATGTTGGCATATCTCTTAAACGTGAATTAAAATTAGGTTTAGTTTTGTCCATAACTACTCGGTGCCATAAATGTTCGTCTAACTATTGCTGCTTGTTCATCTTTAGTTTTAACATAATATCCTTCAATATGTGTATATCCATTTTCTTTTGCCCAATACACTCTCTTGTTGCCTGTATGTACTGCAATACCAGGTATAGGAATTCCTGAATATGCGTCCTTCGGCCATCTTTTTTCTACTAACCAATAATACTTCATATTAGTATATATGATTGGATACATCATACCTAACCTATCTATACTTTTCTTAAATTTAGGATATCTTTTCATCATCCAATCATTATCAGCAGTTAACATTAAATTTTCTAATGGTACTTCTACTACTCTTGGAGTTACACCTACTAAAGGTTCATCTTTACAAGTAACTCTTTTTTTTGCTTTTAATAATTTCATACTTGTAATTCAAAAACATCAAATTCAATGCCTTCTAACTCTTTTGGTTTGCCTTTAGGATAAGTCGGCCAAAGTTGGAATTCTTCTCCAGTTGTATCACTTTTACAACCTGCAACTAACCAATCCCATTTAAATTCTCCATCTATAACAAACTCGTTCATCACTTCATATCTTCCATCTGGTTTTTGTAAAAGTAATTCTTTTTTACATTCTTCCATATTTTTATACCAACCTTCCATTTGGAAAGTTTGTTGTGTTTCTATTGGACTATGACCAATTAGATATGCTAATATTAATATTTTAAAGTCGCCCATAATTTGCCTTTGCTATATACCAACTATCAACTATATCTGATACTGGATTTCCTGCCTTTGCTGTGTCTAATAACTTCTTTAAATCTGTTTTTGTATCTTTACAAAATTGTTCGTACATCATTTCTTTATCTGCATTACCTTTACCTGTAGCAAATTTCTTAACAACACTTGGTACAATAACATTATATTTCCATTTTTGTTCTAATAATCTATATTTAAGTATACCACAATTTTCTGCTATTTGAAATAATGCTTGACCTTTAGAACCATAAGAATAGTTTTCTATTGCTATTGTAATCCCACCAGGTTGATATAAACGTAAAACTTTTAAAACCCAATCAGAAATTTGAGTAAATCTTTGTATAGGGTCTGTCCACGGTTGATGTTCAGAACCATTTATATTTCCAAATACACCTAAATGTTTCTTTTTATTTGTAAGGAAATAAAAGCGACTATGCTCAAATGTAAAGTCTTCTGTTACACATATTGCAGGACTTGTTAAACTATAATCAATCCCAACTTGTTTCATCTTCTTCTCCAATTTCATCTTCTTCATCATCCAGTTCATAACTACAAAATGGACACGACATAGGTTTCATATCTGTTTCTTCATCATCATATTTAATTGTAAATTTAGTCTTACAATTTCCACAGGTGGTCTTAAATTTCTTTGTTACTTCATTTAGATCCATTATATACTTTTACAATTTAAATTTCTTGAATTGATCCTTCTGTACGTCTTGTTTAATTCCACCTATAACATAACTTTCAATTTCGGTCTCCTGTGGTGCATTTTGTAATGACCTACTATTTAACCAATGGTCAACCCAAGGTAATGGATTTGTCTTTTGGTCATATTGTGGGTCTAATCCAATTGCTCTCATACGTCTATTTGCCATATACTCTACATATTGATGTAATAATTTTTCTGAAAGTCCTATCATAGAACCTTTTGAAAACAAATAAGTTGCCCAACGTTTTTCTTGATTAACTGCTCGTTCATACATTTTATAAACTTCTATTTGTGTATCTTTCATTACCTTATTCATAATCTTATCATTTTCATTATCACGATAGTTATTAATTATTCTTTGTGATATTGATAAATGCAAACTTTCATCCCTTGCAATTAAAGAAAGTATTTTAGCAGAACCTTCTAACATCTTTAATTCTCCAAATGCAAACGAACAAGCAAAAGAAACATAAAATCTTAAACCTTCTAATATATTAACAGTCATCAATGTTAAATATAGTTTCTTTTTCAACTCATACATATCAACACTATCTGGTGTTAATTGCCATTTATAACCTAAATTAATTAAATCATCATATGTTTGTGTTATACTAGTTGCCCTATTTTCAATCTTCTCATCTGTAACTATAGTATCAAAGATTTCACTAGGATTAGGATACAAATTCTTTATAATGTATGTATATGAGTGTGAGTGTATGTTTTCAAAGAAGTCCCAAGCAATGACACAACTTTCTAATTCAGGTATTGAAACAAAAGGTAATAATGCCAACGCAGGACCTCTACCTTGCACACTATCCATCATTGTTTGATATTTTATATTAGAAGTAAATATAAATTTACTTTGTTCATTTAATTCTCTATAATCTGCAATGTCTTTTTGTAAAGATACTTCTTCTGGTCTCCAAAAATAACCTAACTGTTGTTGAAACAGTTTATTAAAGATAGGATATTTCATTTCATCATATCTTTGCACTTGTAAATCTTTACCAAAAAACATAGGTTGTTTGGTATAATCTAATTTCTTATCTATATTAAATACACTTTTAGTCATTTATCGGTTCTAATTGGTCTTGCATTCTTTCTGATTCTGTTAATTCATAATGGTGGTCATCACTATCACCTGCTGTCCATTTATTCATATTATCTACACTATACTCTCTAGTAGATACTTTATAATCTGGTCTTTTTGGTTTACTAGGTGTTAATGATTTATCATAAAACAAAACTCTATTATTAGGTTGAGCAGCAAAATGCCCATTATCTAACTTTATTATGTTAAATGATTTATGTTGAGAAGGAGTTTCACTATACCCTACATTATTTTCTTTATTCGTTGCACAACAACTATCTATACTAAACATATAATTGCCTTCATATAATTTCTTACTTGGTGATAGAAACGTACATCTATTGCCACTTACTAATTGTTTCTGTATAATAGTAATATCATAATCAAAACAATCCCATAACTGTAATTCTGGTAATGCTATATCTTCTTTTGTTTCTTTCCATACAAAAGCATTTATAGGCAACTTATCATATAGTGCTCCTGTTTCATACAAATAAGTTTCAAAATATAATGCTCTACCTTGAATACTTTTAACAGTACACCAGATACCTGGTTCAAACTCTCCGTGACCTTTTTCTAAATCATAAAGGTATTGTTTTTTAACTAATACTTCCGTATGTGGTACATTTGCACATAAAAATGCCATAAAGTTCCTTTAAATTACGCAGGTTTCACATTCTTCTTCGTCTTTTTTCTCCATTATAGTTTTTGTTTCTGGCACATCATCTTTCCAACCAATAGGGTGTACAGGTTCCTCTATATCTCTTTTACTATCATATGTATTCTGATAATAGGAAGTCTTCCATCCTAATTTATAAGTTGTTAATAAATCTTCCGCCATTATTGATAAAGGTATTTCTCCTTCATCATAATTTTCAGGATTATACGACCAGTTTCCACTAATTGATTGGTCAAAATATTTCTGCATTACTGCTACTATGTTTATATATCCTTCGTTAGATTTCATATCCCATAACAATGTATAATTATTTTTCAATTTTTTATAATCAGGTACAACTTGTTTTAGAGTACCTTTCTTACTTTTCTTAACTGAAATATAGTCCCTAGGTGGTTCAATGCCGTTTGTGGCATTACAAACCACACTAGAGCTTTCAGAAGGCATTTGAGCTGTGAGTGTGCTATGTCTTAACCCAAATTCCTTAATATCTTTCCTCAAGTCTTCCCATTTATAAGATAGTTTCCTAGATACAATCTCATCAACTTCTTTTTTATAGGTGTCTATTGGTAAGATACCGTCTGAATACTTTGTTTTAGAAAAGGATTCACATTTGCCCTTTTCTTTTGCTAATTCATTACTTGCTCTTAATAGATAATATTGGAACGCTTCTGATAGTTTATCAACTTCTTTCCAAGCAGATTTACTTTCATAACCAAGTCCTAATGTTGCTAAGTAATGAGCAAGACCAATATATCCAATTCCTAAACTTCTTCTATTTCTTGTAGAAATTTCTGCCGCTCTAACTGGATATCCTTGATGGTCTATAACTTCATCTAATGACCTTACTGCTAAATCGCATAAGGATTCTAATTCATCTAAATCTTTTAAAAGTCCTACATTAATTGCTGATAAAATACATAATGCAATTTCTCCTTTACCATCTATATGACTTATTGGGTCTGTAGGTAAAGTAATCTCTTGACATAAGTTAGACATATAAATTTTATCTTTAAAAGAGGAGTGAGTATTACAATGGTCTATATTCATAATGTAAATACGACCTGTTTCTGCTCTTTCTTTTAAAATTGCCATAAACAAGTCCTGTGCTTTAAGTTTAGTTTTCCATACACTTGTTTTTCTTTCTGCCGTTTTATATATTTCATCAAATTCTTTTGTTCCCCACGCTTCATAAAGTTCTGGTACTTCGTGTGGTGAAAATAATGTTATCTCTTCATCATTAATAAATCTTTCATAAAATAATTTAGATAACTGTATAGAGTAGTCTAATTTTCTTACTCTATTATCTTCGCTACCTTTATTATTTTTTAATACAATAATATCTTCTATTTCTTTGTGCCAAATAGGAAAGTGAACGGTTGCCGAACCTCCTCGTACCCCATTTTGAGTACAACACTTAACAGTTGCTTCAAATTTTTTAAGAAAAGGAATAACGCCAGTATGTTGTACTTCGCCACCTCTAATACGTGAGTTGATTCCTCTAATTCTTCCTGCATTGATACCAATACCTGCTCTTTGGGCAACATACTTGCCAATGGCCATATCACTAGAAAAGATACTAGGCAAAGTATCATCAACATCCACCAACACACAACTCGCATACTGCCTAATAGGAGTTCGTACACCAGCCATAACAGGTGTTGGAATATTAATTTTAAAACGTGAAATAGCGTCATAATACTTTTTAACATAACTCATCCTTTTGTTTTTTGGGTATTGTGAAAATAATGTAGCAGATATCATCATATACATAAATTGTGGCGTTTCATAAATTTGTCCTGTACTTCTATCTTGCACTAGATACTTGTCAATGACTTGTCTTAACCCAGCATATGTAAAAGTATAATCTCTTTCGTGATTTAACCAATTTTCCATTCTATCAAAATCTTTTTTGTCATACCAATTTAAAATTTCTTTATCATAGACGCCTTTGTCTATACCATTTTGTACGTGTTGAAAAATATGTGGATGATCCCACATTTTATGAAATAATTGTTTTCTTAAACTATAGAGTAATAGTCTAGCGGCAACATATTGATAATTTGGATTTTCTAAAGTGATTAAATCGTTTGCTGATTTAATTAAGATTTGTTGAATTTCGTTTGTTGATATGCCATCATAAAATTGTAGACCACTATTCATTTCTACAGAAGAAGCAGAAACTTGCGTTATATCTTCACACGCATATTCTACCATTTGATGTATCTTCTCAATGTTTAGAGATTCCTTACCTCTACCATTTCGTTTCACCACACTAATATTTTCATTCACCATTTTTATTTACACACTCCTAACATTTCTTATAATAGTTTAATTTTGTTAACGCTTCTAATTTGCTAAAGGTATTATTACTTATGATATCTCTCAACTCGCTTATTTTCATTCCATTCATTATCATTTCATTTACATCTTTAAGTTGTACGTCATTTGGCCAGACTACTACGTTATAATTTTTTTCAATTACAGCGTACATCCTTTTTATGATTTCTTTATTACGAGGTTCGTTATCAAATATATATGTAACTTGGTCACTTGACACTCTCAATGTTAAGTCAGCACCACCTGCTGCTAAACAATTATCTAAAAACAAACTATCAAGTGGACCTTCAACTATGTAAATATGTTTTTGATAATTTACACGTTCAAGTCCATATACTTTCTGTTTTGTTTCATCAAGTTTAATAGTAATATATTTTGGTTGTTCTTTTCCAAATGCTCTGCCTTGGAATGCAAACAACTGACCAGTTACGTCAAAGAAAGGAATAATTAATCTAGGGTGTTCATAACTTTCTTTAAAAGTCCCTGGTTTCACTTTATTGGCAAAATTGTGAAATTTGTCAACAAAATAAATTATTTCATAATATTGTGGAGGAATCAATCTCTTCTTTACGTACTCCTTTACAGGATGTCCGTCTTTTAACGTACTTACTTTAATACAAGAATCTAATAAATTTGTTTCTTTAAATTTTGTTGGTTTAAAGTCAAATTTCGGCTGGGGCGTGGATGGTGCCGATCCCTTGTATCTCTCTAATAAGTATTCTCCGTATTTTTTGGGATCCAAGAATTTAATGAAATTTGCTAAATTCTGACCCATACCACAATTGTGGCATTTGAAGAACATATCATTTTTTACTCTATAAAGATATGCCCTTGCTTTTGTTTTACTCTTCTGTGAGTCTCCACAATGTGGACACCTAAAATTGAAAAGATAATCTGTCTTCTTTTTAAACTGGCTTAATGCTGAAGAAATAGCATTAATATACTTTAAATCTATATAACTTGACATAACACTATCTCATAATATACACCATAACGCAAAAAAAGTCAAGTCTGCACGGCAAACCTGGTGAAGAAAAAATACCCAGGCTATTTTCCTCGGGTAAAAGGTACGAGTATTCTATTAGCTCATCAACCTAACAATTTCGGAGAAATTGCCAGATACTATCCATCCTATTACTATAGCAGCACCTAATATAATCCATCTATATTTTTCTAACATACCAACTCTAGCACCAATATCGTTTCTTATTGCTTTAATTTCTAATAATAAACGTTTTTCACTTTGTTCTATTTCTCTAGTTAATTCTCTACGTACATTGTCAATTTCACCTGCTCTTTCTTTCAATTTTTCAAATATGACTTCATCAATTTGTTCTTGTCTGCTGATTTTTTCGGAGTGTACTGCGAGCATAGACTTAATAGATGATGATACATCTGTTAATTTATCTATTGCTATATCTAAACGGTTGTGAATTCTATCAAATTCTTCAACGTCTTTTTTGAGTTTAGCAATATCTACTTTTGTTTTTATTCCGTTATTTTCGTCCATTAGAAATCTCTATCTATCCACTTGTAAATACTCCAATTCATATAGAGTAATAGACCCATTATTAACCAAAAATTAATTGTTCCCCAATCCATTATACGTTTCTCCATTGTGTTGGCAACCACCATTCGGTGTACCAATGTCTAAATTGTGCTGGGTGTCTACCTATGATAAAGATATACCAGAAACCCTTTATTAATTCTTTTATTGCTGTTAACCTACTCATTAATCCGTTTGTATGATTGTAATATTTTCTTGGCTGGAACTGCTGCCAATATCAATGTGTTGTGCTTCTTTATCTTGTAAAATTTGAACGTCTGCCTCGTCAGCAGTTTCAATTTTTAAATAAGCACGGTGGTTGTCATTATATCTATTTATAATTGAGTAGCCGCTAACAGACGTATCAACATCAGCGTCATAAGTGTTGCTACCTGTTGTATATCTTCCTGTTAATGTTTCAGAAGTTTTTACATCACCTTCTGTTGTTGTAGTAGTTTGAGTAATATCTCCTGTGGTGTAATTTAATATTTCACCGCTAGTTGTTGTTGTCGTTTCTGATTTTGAATTGTCAACCCATTCTGTTCCACAAGAAGCATTTGCTTTGTCCCAATAGTATCCCCAATTAACACAATCATTTTCATTATCTATATCTGCTAACCATAATTCTAATTCAGCGTCTATGTCATAATCATCCTCATAACTATATTCATCTTCCAATGTTGTAGAATCATCTCCTGTATCATCATATGAACCTGTGTACCACCAACTAGATGTATTGTCATAAAATTTTTGCCAATCTGAATTGGTCCATTCAGAAACATATTTGTCTTTTAAACTTGCCATCTTCCAAGGTTTAGGTTGTCCAGAACACCACTCTGGTTTGTCCCAAGTACCACACCAACCATACCATTTTTTAAATAATTTTCTAGCTCCTTTTTCCCAACTATCATAATCTTTAAACAATGTCCAATCGTCTTCGTACCAAGCGTTTAAATAATCTATATAACTCTGGTTACACCAAGATGTATCCCAACCATTATAATCACAATAGTTTTCTATTGTTAACGTTGGTGGTCCACCTGCCGCTATGTAATCTGCATTATTATAATATTCATTTGATAAATCAAAATCTTCCCAAGTGTATCCAACAACTGTTGATGTTGCTTCTTCTTCAACTGTTTCAGTTACATCTTCTTCCTTTACATCATAAGAAGTTAATCCATATTTTTCTAACGTATCATTATACTCATCATAATAAGCATCCCAATCAACTTTATCCCAATCAACCTCTTCCCAATTAATAGTATCCCAAGTACAATCTGAGCAACCTATTGCGTCAAAGTATGCTTGATCCATTTCAGCGTACATAGTTTTAGCTGTATCCCAATCCATTTTCTGTTCACCAGTAGCATCCCATACTGATATTTGATTATCTTCATCAATGTATCCCCAATCTTTTAAATCTTCTTCCCATTCATCATAATAAGAAGTATCAACTTCCGATTCTTTTCCTGCTTGGTCTACTGCTGATTCTTCATAACTATAACTATCATCACTTCCAGAAGTACCTAAATCGGAAGTAGTGTCATATGTATCATATGTTTCTGTAATTGAACTCTCTTCAGAAATAATAGCTTCTTCCATTTTTTGTAATTGTTCATTGTTTTCTGCTCTATCAAATTGTTGGTCGTGTTTCTTTTTTATATCATCATCAATACTATCAATATCAAACAAATTCTTTTTCTGATTGTTATCCAATGCTGATGGAGTTTTAATCATAACATCTGAACCAACTACAGTTACAGAAGTATATACGTTAGTTAATGTTTGAGAACCTGCGTCATTGGTTACGGTTACTTGTCCTACATCACCAGAACTATCTGGAAGTAATGTAATTGTTGTTTGACCTGAAGTATCTACTGTACCTGAAAAGGCAGTACCTTGCATAGTTATAGTTGCTGTTGGTGTAACTAATTCAACCTCACCACCTAATTTTTTTACATCTCCTGATTCATATGTAAATGTACCAACATTAATTGATATGTTCATTGCAATTTCAATTGGTATAACAGACGTATCAAAAGCAAATTCATCAATGATTAATTCTGTATTCGGACCCATTGTAAATTTAGTATCATCTTTATAATGTAAAATCATACCACCATCTTCTCCTGTTTGGAGAAAATCGTTCATTTCTAAAAGATAACCTTTAATTACTTCTTCGGTACGGCCATCTCTTTCATTCCAAGTTTGACCCATTTTATCTGCTACCGAACCAATGGTAACTGCTAATGCTTGTGTAGTGAATAGTATCAGAAACGATACTATGAATAAAAGTTTTTTCATTTCTGAAACACCTCATCTAAATCATTATAAAACGATTGTTTATCTGCATACCCTATTATTCTTGTTAATTCTTTTCTACCATTCCATATTATAAATGTTGGTGTTCCTCTAATAGGTTTAATTCTTCCTTCAGCATATGCTTCTTTAAACCAGTTAGGTTGATTATATAAATTAATAATAACTAAAGGTAAATCTTCATACTCATAGTCAACTCCTACCTCTTGTAAAAAGTTTTGACATATACCACACATAGGATTGTGTGCCATTAATAATTCATTTGCTTTCGCTGATGATATGCCTAATATTAATAATACAGTAACACAAATTATTATTGCCCACTTTTCCCAAGTGTTGTGAAATAGTTTCATTTAAATTTCTTCTTCTTTTCTTTTCTTTTCCATTTTTCTGGATAGTAATTGTGGATTAGTGTACAGATTATGCCACCTGATAAACATATTGTACCAAATATTAAAAAGAAAGCGACAAACCCTTTCATTTAACACCCGCCAGTTATCGTATTAGTATAATCTGCTGTTTGATTGTTTCTGTTATATGAATAGGTACAACTATCATTACCGTCTTGATTCACGTGTAAAGTATAGTCGTATATTGAATCACCTGATACATAAAGATAAGCATAGTTGTCATCATTAAGTTGTTTAAGGTTAACAATTGCGTCATCTGTATAGATATAAACTTTTGCTACATTATCATCACCATTTGCATAGTAAGTAAATGTATTATCGTTTCCAACAGTAACCGTTTTCATCCAATTGTCATCACCTCTTTGTATCATTCTTACGTGACTACCTGTGCAACAGGAGTGAACATCTAAAATATTTGAATCACCTATGATATCGTGAACTTGGTAGTTACTTTCGCCCCAAATTCCTGTGTGTACTCTATTAGAATTTCCTATAATGTAAAAATCTATTGTTGCACCTTCACTACCTGAATCATCTGCAAAGATTCCGTGAGAAGCAACATCTGGACCTATCATTATATTTGCCTTGTCAGAACCAACCATACCTTTTGATTCTGCTCTGTTACTATAAAATTCTACATCATTTGAATCTCCATTAATCAATACATATAAGAAGTGTGAATCACCGTGAGAATTCATCCAAAAATCATTTGAGTCTCCTACAATATCTAAATCAAGGTGTGTATCCTGTACATCATCACTTGTATTTGTATCTATCTCTACTATGTTTGATGAACCTGTAATATCAATGTCATAATAGTGTCCATCTGCGCCTACATCATCTAAATCTAATCTTAATACATTGGAACTACCTACAGCATAATAATCAAAGGTCATATTAGAACCCATAAATGCTCTATGGTTGCTATCTTTAGCAACATTATTGTCACCTATTTGTTTAATTATAAGAGTAAGATTTGGTCCGTTGACTAAAAAAGGATATGATGTGCTTAACCCAACCATATTACCAGTACCATCTTGTTTGATGTAGATGGAACCATCATCATCTTGGTTAACTTGCCAAATATATACTGAATTTCCTGCTAGACAATTAATCGTTGTCGCTAGAAGAATCACTAGAGCCATTATCATTTTCTTCATTTGTGTTCTCCTTTTCTTTTAACTCGTCTTGAATCTTTTTCTTACGTTCTTCTTTTTGGTTTTCTTTTTCTAATAGATAATCTTCGTATGTTTTCTCTACATTAGGTTCTTGTTGTTCTATAACTACTTCAACCTTTTCTTCTGTAATGACTTCTGCGTCTGACTCTTCAACAATAACTGGCTTTTCAATTTCCCATAAGCCTTTTTCGTCACCTTCTTTTATCAATTCTACTATACCTTTTTCTATTGCTTTTCTTACTGCAAAGGTAACAGGTTCATTTCTTGCAACACCAACCTCTAACTCTAATAACAATGTATCAGCGTCAAAGTATTTGAATATATCTCCACCAGTTTCACCTGAAATTATAGTTTTCTCAACTACTATTGATATTACTACTTCACCAGTTTGTACATTAACTAATCTTAAAATAATAGTAACTACATCTTGTCGCCATTGTTTATGTGCTTGAATACCTAAAATTCTTGCACCATAACCGCCTGTCTTTACATCACTATCATAACCTATAATTCCACCTGTAAGATATGCACCTGCAAACAATAGTGGTGGTAAAGATTGTGCTTTATCACCATCAACTTGTTGTCTTGTAGAACGTATTAATTTTCGTTCTTGTAATAGACTTGGCAAACTTGCTCGTTCTACTACTCTAAACCATTTGCCATCGCCTGCGTCTTGTAATGCTTTAATTAATATTTGATATGCACCTTGAGTTACTGCCGTACTCATTGTTGCATAATTGCCACCTGGTTTCTTTTGACCAGTTAAATCCATAAAATCATACACAGCAATTACAACAGGTTCACCGACAGGTGATTCTATTGTAGTTAAATTTTTAACTGCTGGTATTTGTTTTCTAACATCAAAGTCTGGCTTACCTGCACAACTAACTAACAATAATGTTAACAAAAATATTGCTATACTTCTAAACATTAATCTTCCTTCGGCATAGTAAATGTCGTTACTGTTCCATCCGTTTCAGTAACAGTCACTACTACGTTACCTGTTCCTGAAGGTGTTGTCCACTCAACAAGTTCTCCACCAATTGGTGATGTAAATGAACCTGTATCTTGTTGTAGACCATCAGCACCAAATATATTTGTTGTAATTTGTTTTGCTAGTGCTGTATAGAACCTTGATTCTAAATTTGCTTTGAATTTTGCTACTGCTGTATTTTTAGCATCCTCTTTGACTTTATCAGCCGCTGCTTTTTCAGCTGCTTTTATAGCGTCTTTACGAGTCTTCTCTATATTTTCTACAGTTAAATAGTGTGATGATTTTCCTTCCCCACTAAAGGATGGACTATCAAATTTAAATGTTAATTCACTTGCATTTGCTATAGAATATAATGATAATACTGCTAATATTGTAATGATTATTCGCATTTTCCTTCTCTCTTTGATGTATATATTTATAAGATATCTGTACTAAATAGTACGTATGATTAAAATATTGACGAAAACGTGGGCAGTATATTTGACGTTGATTATATTACTTGGAATATATATATCAAATCCTATCTTGCTACAGTCAGCAAAACTAAACACCTTTGATTTCTACCAAACATTTGGTAAGAATTATGAATCCAAGAGTTTAGTACTAGTAGACATATCAGACAAAGCATTAGAAAAGAATGGGCAATGGCCGTGGAAGAGAGATTTACTTGGTCGTGTCATAATCAATGCATATAAAAATGGTGCCGCTCTTGTAGTTCTGCAAGTAGTCTTCCCACATAAAGATAGATTAGGTGGTGATGAAATGTTTTTGAAAATGATTTCAAAATATCCAATCATACTTACTGAAACCGATACTGTAAAAAATCTTATTAGTATCTCACGTAAAGCAATTGCAATAGGTAATGTATCTGCACCAGTTGATATAGATGGCACTATAAGAAAACTACCTCTTGACAAATCCATACCTGAAGTTATCTTAAAAGTTATTAATGCAAAAACTTTAGCAGAAGATACTATTTGGATTGATTTCAGACATAATATTCCTAGAATAGATTACACCGATAAAGATTGGTCATCTGTAAAAGGTAAAATAGTTTTCATAGGTACAACATTCCAAGGTTCAACATTTGTTACTACTCCTAATGGATTAAAAAACACACACGAAATTATGGCAATCAGTACAGAAACTTTATTGTCAGGTAATTTTATTAGTAGACCTTATTGGTTACCATATAGTGAATTTGCTTTTATACTATTAGGTGCTCTATTCTTTCTCATAGTTATACCTAGATGTGGTGTAATGTGGTCTGCGATATGGTTTGGTGGATACTTATTTGATTTAACACTTGCAAGTTCTTATCTATGGACGCAACACTTAATCATAACTGATTGGTTTAGTCCTCTTGTAATAGGGTCTGTAATATGGGGTCAGTTAACATACAATAACTATTCAAAAGAAAATAAATTAAGACTACAAATTAAGAAACAATTTGAACACTATCTATCTCCAGATATGGTTAAGAAACTACAAAAGAATCCATCACTATTAAAACTTGGTGGTGAAAGAAAAGAAATGACGTTTTTGTTTTCAGACATACGTGGCTTTACTCCTATATCGGAATCTATGAAAGGTAATCCAGAAAAACTTACCAAATATGTTAATAAGTTCTTGACTGCAATGACTGATATAATATTAAAAAATGGTGGTACTATTGATAAGTATATGGGTGATTGTATAATGGCATTTTGGAACGCACCCCTAGACAATCCAAATCATCAAAGACTAGCAGTACTATCTGCATCCCAAATGAAAAAAACAGTTGAAGAAATGAATAAGAGTGGAGAGTTTGACCCACCTTTAAAGATTGGTATAGGTATCAATACTGGTGAGTGTCTTGTAGGTAATATGGGGTCTGAACAACGTTTTGATTATTCTGTTATTGGTGACGCTGTTAATTTGGCAAGTAGATTGGAAGGTAAGAGTAAAGATTTTGATACTACAATAGTAATATCTCAACATACTGCTGAAGGTATTGACTTTGTTCCATTGGCAAGACCAGATGGATTTAAATTCTATAAACTAGGTATCTCTACTGTAAAAGGTAAAAAAGAAAAGGTTAATTGTTTTTCTATTAAATAAATGTTAATATCAAATAACAACTTAACCCTATAACTATTCCTAATACTGCAACAACACCTGCTAAGGTATATATTGTCTTCATTTTTTGTCTGTTAACTTATTAATAAGTTCAAACGCTACTTTAACTTTCTCTTCCAACACTTTAATTCTATAGTGTGATTGTGCTAAAGTAACTATCAATAACACAAATGCTACTAGCATTGGCCAAAGTCTACTCAACATTAATACTGCTTCACTATCCATTACTGTACTATTTCATCTCCTGTTTTTACATTGGGTCTTGGTTTCTCACAAACAGAACAATCACATTTACTACAAATAATAGTTACTGTCTTTTGATTTCGTAATCCGTCTGGACTAGAAGTAGTATACTCCATTAACTTTTCAGGACAATGAGCTTCCCTACCACAATTCTTACACTTTTCCATTACTTTTGTCTGTTAATTGTTTTCTTAACTAAATCAACAGTACTTTTACTAATATCTTTAGTCTTTGTTAATAAACCTGCGCCAAGGTCTATTATTTTTGCTCTAGGTGTTATCTTTTTTTGTACAATCTTTTTTGTGTTTGGATCATACTTATTCTGTGTAAATTCCATTGGCATTATTCCTTCTCCTTTTCTTTTTCTTTTTTATCTGGTTCATAATATTCTTTATACTGGTCAAGTAAATCATTAGTGTGTTTCAAGTGTGCTCTTATTTGAGCAAAGTTTTTTGCTATTAATTGAAAGTCCTTATCACTCAATCCAAATAGTACTGGATCAAGTCCTTCTGCTTCCATCTTTTGGAATACTTCTTCTGCATTGTCAGAAGTAATTATAATCCACCTCAACTTTTCAAGTTCAGGCATAGTTGGTTTAACTAAATCTAATTTCTGTCTAGGTTCTTCTAACTTAAATATTTTAAGTTGTTTCTCACCGATTGAACAACCAGTAAGTATTAGAACAGCAATGATACTAATTATTATACGGTACATAGTTTGGATTTGCTATGGATGGGCACTCCCTATTAATTTCTGATTTTTTAGTTGCGTTAATTTCTTTTTCGGTAAGTGGTGAACCACCTGCTATCTCTACACAACGGATTGCTTTATCACTAGCACCGTTAATAATTCTTTGTATAGTTTCTGTTTTTTCTATGGCGAGTTTACCAAAGTCACGACCTTTTTTATTAAATCTTTTATCTAAATCATCTAAATCTTTTTTAAGAGCTGAAACAAGTTCGTTCATCTTGTTGTTTGCTTTTAAAATTTCTTTAAAGTCTTCTTGTTGCTTAGCAATGAGTTCCTTTTGAGAACTCACTGCTTCTTCCAATTTGATTTGATTCGCTTTTAAAATGGCATTATCGGATCGTAACTTCATTACATACATACCTGCACCTGCAAGTCCTGTAATCATCACAACTACCATCGCCATTTTTAAATAACCAAACATAACTTTCTAGTCTTTCTTTAGAACTGCCCAAGCTCCGTAAGCAATTGCCGCCCAAGCAGCAATTTTAGCAACTGGACTGAAAAACAAAACTACAACGCCTAATCCTATTAATACTCCACCGTGTAATGATGTTAGTTCTTTTAGTCTTCCTGTTATAAAACCCATATTGGTTCTCCTTTTTTATTTTATCTTGGCACCAACTTTTCGGTGCTTATTCCAAGCCAAAAAACCACCTAGTCTTAAAGAATAATATGCTAGATAGTTCATAAGATAGAATCCATTTACTCCGATATTAATATCTCTAAAGATTTCATCTGCTCTTTTTTGAGATATAACACCAAGGGTATCTGCCTTATTTATTTTTAATAGTGTCTGATACTTATAAGCATAATCGTGTACCAAACCACCCATTAAAAGTACACCTACTGGTGATAAAAATGTATGCAAGAATTTTGGAATACTTGCACCGTCAAATTTAAATCCAGCTGGTATCGTATATTTTATATCGTTTAATTCGTATTCAAAATCTTCTGCAATTTCCCAATTTCTTGTAGTGAGTATCCACAAAAGAATTCCTTTAAAAAAACCTTTGCCTTTTGTTCTTATTGGCAACGCTCTCATAACTGGCATTTTATTATATGTAAAGTTATGACATTTAGGTTTCTTCTTATCAAATAAATTGATAATTAATCCTGCTATAATAACTAAAATTACTATTGTCCACATCCAAAACTTCATTGCTAAACTTATTATTAGTTCCATTTATTTCTTCCTTGTTCTCATACTAGATGTTGGTTGAGCACCTCTTACGTGAACCATACCACCCATAGTATTTTCTTTCTTTTTATTTCTTGGTTCTACTTTTGGATCAGCAGACAAAAAAGGTCTTTGATTTACTGCTGTTGTATAAGCAGCGTGTAATCCAACACCTCTAACATTTTTTCCACCTGCTCTTTTTTTAGGTGGTGTATCACCTAAACTTGCTATAGGTTGTGTATTTGAATAGTTTCCTATTCTAACACCTGTTGTACCTATAAATTCTTTAAAACTTTTCATACTCTTGCTTTTTCTTTAATAGTTTTTTTTCTTTTAGGTGTTTCAATTTTAATTTCTTCTTTCACAACTCCACTTATTTCATCAATCTTTTCTTCAAGTTTATTTAACACTTTATAAACACCTTTCAATACAACATTGTTATTGTCTTCACTCTCTTGTACTTTTCTTTTTAAAGTACCCATAACTCTTTTCTTACCAGTTGGATTCATATCTACACCACCGTGTGCTACTGCATTTGCTGGTGCGTCTTCTTTTTTTTCTTTATCATCAATCTTGTTGATGAGTTCGTCCATCATATCTTTATAATGTTTTGGCATACTCATACTCCGATACTAGTTTATTATTTTGTTCATATATACCTACACCTAAACAAGTCATTACTGGTTCATCTTCTATGTCTGGTATATCTCTTACTTCATTTAACATAGTTTCATACTGGTTAGTTTCTTTTAAATATGAAACTACACCTGCTTCTATTGCGTCTTTGTGTACCATTAACTGTTTATCTTCTCTTAAAACCATTGCCATAGCAGCGAAAAAAGAACCAAACTTACTACCTAATCCAACTTTTTTAAATAGTCTTTTCATATTAAAAACAAACCTATGTAAATATGTATATGCTTTTCTATCTTTATTATGTTTCAATTCTTTATTAGGTCTTAATACTTTACCGTTCTTATCAATAATACCTCTAGCAAATGCTTCTTGCTTCTCCCAAGGTGTTACCAATAGTTTAACTACTCGGTAAGTTATTAACATATCTACTGCTCTACTAGCCATTATAGTTCCTTTAACATCTGTTTTATCTTTTCATCTTCTTCTACGTCACCAATTTCGTGTTCATAAAGTAATTTAAGATAGTTCAATACTGTTTTTAATACTGACCAATATTCTCTATCTATCTTAAACAATAACAAAGTTATTGCTACGTCTGCACCAAAGACATTTTGTAATACTACAATGTGGTTAATAATTAATCTTATTTTAACATCACCTGTAGTCTTATACTTACGAAATAACCTTTTGAGATATTTAAATCTCTTTATATCTTCCAAAAACTCTACATTATCTTCCAATGTAGGATTGCTATAATTTTGCTGAGCGAATAGCAACCAATTATCTTTGGTTATTTCCTCAAACATTTGACCTACACTAACTTAGCGTAGACCTTTGATGTACCGTTTTTCAAAGTTTCATAATTAACTTCTAAATTTAGACCGCCAGATTTTTTGTTTGATATACCATCATCATTAATATCAGAACCGTCCGTATCTTTTCCAAACCTTCCACCAAATTGACTAACTTTCGCACTAACTTTTCCAGATGTTCCTTCCATATTAACTGGTGATACTGTTAAACCAATTCGGTTTAGTTTTTCTCTCAAACTATCTACCGCTTGTTGTGGTTTAAGGTATTCCATATCTCCTATAGAACCTACAAAAGCATTAACTCTATTTAATACTTCTGGATCGGAAACGTTATGTACGCCTAAATTACCATCTTCAACAGCATTAGATGTAGCTGTGCCAACCATCTTGCCGTCTTCTGTTAAGTGTTGTTTAAACGTTTTCATTTTTTTCTTTTCCCTTTTCTTTTGCTGTGTCCTCTTCAGGACAATCAGCGATTACTTCTTCCTCAAAATCGTCCAAGTCTTTATCTTCATTAAAAATCTTAAACTTTTTTAACATCTTCTGTTTTAACTGGATTATCTCCAGTCATTCCTATTAACTTATTAACTTGTTGAATAGCGCCATTGATTGCATTTAAATTTGCTTTCATCTGACCTAAATCCACTTCAACTTGTTTTATATTTTTTGCCAACTTATCAAAATCTACTTGTAGACCTTGTTTTTCTTCGTTAAGTTGCCCAATGCTTATAGTCATAATTATCTCCTTATATTATATATTATGCAACTGCGTATCCGTTACCTGCAATTACGTTCCAATTTGAATTTTTAAATAACAAAGTAACTGTTTCACCTACATTATTTAAAACGATATTTGTTCCGCCTCTTAAATTTGTTGGTGTTATAGTTATTGCATTACTACCAGCTGTTGATGTATTAAGAACAGTTTTAACTTGTCCATTTGAACCATCTGCTAATGATACTGCACCTGTGCCCGCTGTTGCGTTCACTTCTGTAACAGCACTTTCTACATCTGCAACTAAAGTTCCAGAACCTGTCGCTGTTAATGTTTGGGATGCTTGACCAAGACCTAAAAACGTTGGTACGTTATTAAATACATTTGCCGCTGATACTTTTTTGTTTATCGGTGTGCCTGATGGATCATCTATTACGTGAAACAGGTCTACACTTGCTATTGCGTTACCTAAATCGGTAAGCTGGGTGACTTTTTTATCTGCCATTTGTTTCTCCTATTAACCCTTTCGGGAATGCTACTGTAGGTAATTCCTACATCATAATATTATTTATAAGGGCAACCCTAGAGGATTGCCCCTACGTTATTGATTATTAAGCGTCAGCTGAATTAGTCAATGCAACAAGAGTTTCTTGTGATACACGACCTGCTCTGCCACCTGAACCAGTTGTTTTTAAATTCCAACCTGCGTGAGCTACTTTTCCATCTGATACTTCACTATCTTTGTAATTAAACAATCCGATAGTAACACCTGTGATGAAATTGTCAGCAGTTGCGTCATTAAAAAGGTTCGTACGGTGAACACTAGTAAACGGCAATCTAATTGCCGCTACTGCCCATAAGGGTGCTCCAGCCGCTTCGTCTTTATTAGTGTGACTTGACATATTATTCTCTCCTTTAATATTTTATGTTAAAGTACTCAATTCTTAATATATGTGTATATTTATAAGAAAAAGGTGTGTTAGAAACCTAATTGTTTTAGCTGTCTTATTGAATTAGACGCTGAAGTATGATATATTCCTATACCACCACGACTTGTAAATGCATCCGTATTAGGTTTATAATCGTCAACTAATACTGCAGGACTTCTGTATCCTGTTTGAGCATAATTTTGTTTCTGACTTCTTAAAACTAAATTAACTCTTGCACCACTTAAACCTAATTGACTTCTGCACCATTTACTTTTACCTGGTATACAGTTCGGGTCTATATCACGCTTAACATACGCTGATAATATATCTGGCTTATGTTTTTTGATATAGTTCCACAATTGTTTACCATCAGAAATCCAAGGTAATCTTTCCCAAAAAGTTTTATCATTTCTGATTGGGTTCCATTTTTCTTTTTTTGTTAGGGACATCCATTTACTGATAGGGACTCCTGTTGCTTTCTCGGCACCTTTTTTAAAGTCTGCCAATACGCCGTCCATATCACAATAGAGTTTAGGAAGAGGCATAATCTGAATTGCCTCCTTTAATTAGTATAACTTATCTCTGGATCAGTTTCAATTTTTGAAGCAGGGTTACCAGTCATAGTTCTACCTTTGGTAGGTTCATCTTTCTTTTTAGCAAGTTTTGCTTTTTCTGCTTTTTCTTTAAGTCTTGCTCTTAAAGTTTCATATTTTAGTTTGTAAGGACTTACTGCTTCTTTTTTAACTTCGTCTTTGTCTTCTTTGTCTTCTTTTTTTTCTGCTTTATCTCTTAAAAGTTTTTGTGCTAGTCCAACTGTTAAAGGAACTTCTCCTGTTTCTTTATCTGCAACAGGTTTAATTACTTTATTTTTTTCATTTTCTAATTTTGCTTTTAATATATTTACTTGACCTTGCAACGTTAAAATTTGTTTCTCTTGTGCTGCTGGGTCTTTAGCACTTGGTCCATCTTTACTATCTTTAGAATCCCTTGTTGCTCTTATCTTTGCAATCTTTACACCTGGTTTATTATCTTTTGCAATAGGTGGAATTTTGCTTTCATTTCTTGTAGGTAACAGTACAGAATCTCCTCTTGTTGCTGTTTCATTAGCTGCTTTATTCCAAATATTTCTAATAGTATTTTCTAAATTTACTGATGGTTCTGGTTTATCACTACCAATAACATCTTTCTTTGGTTCTTTTTTATCTTCTGTAGTAGATACATTTGCTGTACTAAACTTAACTTCTTTTTTCTTATCAGCCATTTTAGATACTTCTCCAGCGTCAATCGTTTCTTGCATATCTTCTGTAGGTCTTTGTGATTCTACACCTGATATTGCAAAAGGTGTATCTGTATCATATCCTTCTGCAAGTTTCCATCCTTTTGCTAAATATTCTTTTTCTTTAGTCTTATCTATTACGATAGTCTTGCCGTGTTTAGAAACCATTGTTTCTTTTTTAGGGTCTTTAAGTTGTCTTGGTAATTCTTCTTCTATATCTTTGCCTTTAGGTTCTTTCTCACTAACTCTATAACCAAATCTATATTTTTTCCTAACACCACTTGAAGCAGTACCTCTTCTTGAAGATGAATTAGCTCCACCTGGCATTGCTTCTGAAACAGTTTCTTCCGACATTGCTTCTTGTCTTGCTAAATTCTTGTCGTTTGCTAAATGAGGTTTGATTCTATTGCCATTATATGCTCTTTTATTTTCAGGTATCTTTTCTACTTTACCACCTTTGTCAATAAAGTCTTTCATCAACTGCTCATCAGCGTGTTTTCCTGTAGAAGGTTTCCATTCTTCTTCTACTTTATTAAAAAATGCTATCTTTTCTTTAGGTGTCATTGAACCAATACCACCCATAGTATTTTTTAATGCTTCAGCGAATTTCTTTTTATAACCTTCTTCTTTATACTTCGCTTGATGTTTATATACCACATCCTCAATACTGCCTGGTTTTTGTTTTAAATATGCCATAATACTATTTATCTCCTCGTTTATGCTGGGACCACAATCTTTCAAAAGTCATTTTAGCACCTACGTGCTCGTCCTTTTTAATTGCCTTAGCAATTTCGTGACCTTTTACTATCGTTGATTTTTTCAACGGTGTTCCGCTATCCTTTTTAATCTCTTTTGCCTTTGCCATACCTATTGCATATGCTTTGTCATCATCTTCTACTAATTTTGATATGTGTGGTATGTCTGCCGCTTTAATTGCAAGTTGTGTAGGTATATCCATTCTCTTAATCATTTGTTTAACAGCGTCGGTTACATCTGTTGCTTTTTTATTCTTCCATACACCCTTAATATTAGCAATTTGTTTATCACTCATTTTACTTTGTAAATATCCACTATCTTCTTTAATGACTTTAACTGATTTAGTCTTACTCATATCACCTGTTTTATACCAACTAATATATTTTTCTGCCTCAGCAGGTGAATTATATTTACCAATAACTAATTTACTACCATCTGATTTTGTAATCTGTACTGTATATGCTTCTGGAACTTCTGTTTTACCTTCTGGTTCTGGTAGTTTTGATTCAACAGGTGATGTATTTCTACCCATTTTATCAATCTTAAATCCCTTACTTCTTAATTTCTGTGCTCTGTTTTGTAAATCTTGTAGAGTTTTTGCGTCTTCAAAACCTGCGTGTTTACCGTACTTATCACTATAAGACAATCTAAATTCTGCTTTTTCATCTAGTTGTTCTCTTCTCATTTGTGCCAATTGGGCAGCATTAGCTCCGTGTTTTGAAATGAGTCTTGCTTGCGCTAACATTGACACAAATGGAATCTTTGCTTTTAATAACTTTATTAAAAGCGGTTTGCTCTTATCAAACTTATCAAAAATTTTCATAAGTTTGTTTGCATTAATTCCACTTATAGTTTTACCTTGTAATCCTGCGTAATCTTTTTTCAAACTTGCTATTTGAGTGTCAGTAAATTCAGCAAATACTTCTTCACCTAAAATAGTTTTTACAGTTGATACTTTTAGTTTTAATCTTTTAGCAATCTCTTCGTGTGATTTACCTTCTTGATCCATCGTGTAGATATCTTTCATTCTACCTTCATCAAGTTCTTCTAGTTGTTCTTCTTTAACCTCTTCTTTATTCAGCCATTCGCTGTGTCTTTTGCCTGGGTGTACTTGTTTACAATCGTGTTCTTCACCTAAAATTGATTTAGGCATTATTGCTACATCACCATTAGTTTTTTCTACTTCTTTTTTTAGTAATGATTTAGCTTTTTCCACATCCGCTCTTGGAAGGAATAAGATACCGTATGAAAATCTAGTACGACCAATGCCGTGTTTCTTTAAAAAAGTTTGGACTCCCCACTCAAAACCTTCGCTCATTTTATAGCGAGTCAAACTCATAGGTTCTCTATACCTACTTTGTTTCCACTTTTCTAATTGTTCTTTTAAGTCGCCCATTTTATTTAAATATGTTTTGTCTTTTGAAATTGTATGATAAACTATGTCTGCTGTATAAGTGTCCACCGTGTGTGTCAAATACACGATTTAATGAGTCCATATACTTTCTATCTAAAACGTTTCCTCTAGCACCTTTTGCTGGAGCATTAACACCAGCTGCCTTCAAAACATCTCCTGTTACCTTATCTACGAAGGCGTGGATACTTCTCTTTTGTCCTCGTTCCGTATCCCAAATTTTGATATACTTACCACCAACACTTGTAGCTACATCACGTCTTTGGTCTCTATATAAATTGGCAAATTGTGGGTGTCTTTTGATTTTTTCCCTAGCGATTTTAAGGTAATCATCAACTCCCTTTAAGACCATAGCCGAACTTTCTGCTACGTATAGTTTTTGTACGTATTCTTTGAATTTAGTTGCCATTTCTCTCTCTAAAGTTTCTCAATCATCTTAGCGACTACTTCGTTTAGTTTCGCTTTCCACTCTTCTTTATAACGTTGTTTATATTTATCTATTGTTGAATCTTGGTTTGACCATTCTTTTACTTCCTTTTTAGTTAACTTATCTTCACCAACTTTAGCATCCGTTGCCTTACCTGGGCGTGATATGTATGTATCAGTAGGTTTTCCTCGGTCTTTTGAGTCAACAGGAGGTGCATCCTCTTTTTCTCCTGGTGTCATCTGTTTACAATGATTAGCATAGTCAGCACCTATTTCATAACTATCTCTAATTGCTGTGTAAGGTTTAGGTACTGGTATTGTTTCAACTGCTTCAAATCCATAATCAACATCTAGGTTGTATTCTCTTAACATTGGTTCTTTGTCAGCAGCAATTGGTATACAATCCCATATCCAGCATTTGTGTAAATTATTATTCGTATCTTCTAGTACAACATAGTTCGTACCTCTTCGTACTACCTTACCTTGTTTATCTTCTTTAAGATACTTGACTTGGTCTCCAATATTAAATATCATCTCCCTAACGTATAGGTCTCTAACTTGTTTCTGTTCAAACTGTCCTAATGTCATAACAGGTTTTGAAATATCTGGTTTATAGTCTTCTCTTATACCCATACCTTTTCTTACTGCTTTAAACAGTCCATCAACATCTCTAAAATGAGATGGTAGTCCTCTCTTAAATGACGCTACATCACCTTTTTGAGCAGCATCCCTCATCTTGCTCGCACTCATACCTGAAGCGCCCTCAGCGTCTGGATCACGCTCTCCAGCAGATATAACATCTATTGTTTTGAAGTTATAGAATCCGTGTCTATTCTTTTCATTGTTATATTTTTTAAGTATCGTTTCAAATTCTCTTACTCTATCACTACCTACTACAAATTTAAGAACATTATGCCCTTTGTTATATAACATAGTAGCAATATCTAATATCATATTTGTTGTATTAATTTCAATGTTTCTAGCATATTGTGGAAATATCTTTTTCATCCAAGATAATTTTTCTCTAGGAGATAATGGATTCTTTTTACTATCTTCTGACCTACTGATATAGATTTTATAATTTCTATCTGCTCTTACAACTTTATTAATAAGTTTTTCGTGACCTATTGTTGGAGGATTAAATCTTCCAAATGTAATTGCAATAGATTTTTCTCCTACTGCTTCTGATTTTAAACTTTTTATTTCTGCGTCTGTTACCTTTTCATCTTCTAATATTTTTTTACATTTGTAAAAGAATTTTGTGTAATGAAATTTCTCCAAATACTTATAGACAACATTTTTAGGTAACTTATGAGCGATACCATATTTTTTAATCTCTTCTGGTGTCAAAGGTCTATTAAATAAATCTCTTCTTGCCTGCATAAGGTTATCACCCATTTCGGACATCTTCTTTATAGCATCCTCTATCTCTTCTAATTTCTCAGCAGTTTTTATATGTAAATCTAATACATCATTTGGTTTTAATTCTTTTAACTCTTCATAGTCAACTATATCTCTTTGTAATTCTCCTTTAACTACATCTAGTTCTGCCACTTTCTTTTGAAATTCTGCCTCATATACTTTAGGATCAAACGTTTGTGCTGGAGGTCTCTTATCAAATTTCTGTTTGAATACATCATAAACTCCTATAGAAGTTGCAAGATGAGCGTCATTTACTTTAGGGTCTGTTTGAACATAATAATTAATCGGGTGTTGCGTACCTGGTACTAACTTACCACTAACTTCTCCTACAGATTGTCTTGCTTCTAAACCAACTGTTTCTCTATCTTTTTCTGGTATGTCTATCAATACATCAATATCTAAATCTGCGTCATTTCTATATCTCTTTCCAAGAATAGAACCTATTAATTTTACTGACACAACAGGACCCCATTTTGAAAAATGCTTTGCACCTGCTTTAATCATATCAAAAACTTTTGGTTTTAATTTTGGATTTTCTGTTTCAGCATTATCAAATACACCAACAGCATATCTACTTCTAGGTACATCTATAATACTTTCTCCCATTACCAATCTTCTACCAACACTAAACATTGTATTCTTAAACATTTGTTCTCTTGACATCCAATTTTTTGCAATATGACTTTTAACTGGTGCTCTCATATATCGTCTAACTAATCTATCACAACCTGCTAATGTTGCTGTTACCAATTCTTTATCTGACCTATTGTTATCTACTACAATAAAATTTGATTGACCAAATAATCTTTGAAACTTACCTATATTAGATTGTACTTTCTCCCAAGATGTTTGCACAACATACTCTGGTATTTGTCTACTTCTTATTTTATTTCTTTCTAACGCAACAGGTAATGTTGTGTTAACAAATATCATATAACAATCATAACCTAATGCGTGTAGCATATTATATTCGGAACTTATTCTTCCATAATCTCTTCCAGTTGCGTCAATAACTAAACCTAATCTGCCCCCTACATAGGTATGTAATTGTTTCATCATTGTACCTTTTGCTCTGGCTCTTATAAGGTCTCTAAAATATGCTTCTTGGTCAGGCATTTTGTCTGAAAGACCTGCCTGTTTCAATGCTCTTTCAAATATTATATCTGAATTAACAAACTTTAATCCAGTTCCAGCAAATGCGGAAGAAGCGATAAATGATTTACCACTACCAGGTCCTCCTGCCATAAAAAAGGCTTTAAATATACCTGGATCGTATACACCTTCTTGTAATAAAAATTCTTTAAACTTCATTTATTTCCATCCTTTTGGCAACGTAAAGTTTGCCCTACTAAATTCTAATCTATCTACTATTTTTACTGCACCTGCTACTCTATCTACTGCAACATATCCTTCAGGTGCTGTTACTCTATATCCTGTTCCAGTTTTAATGTAGTGTCCTATCTGTTGAATTTGATTCATCTTTTGTATCAATGTGTTCTTCGCATTACCTAAAGTTACGTGACTTGCAATTGCCATATATAGACCTGATTTATTTTGATTAATAAATCTTAATCCATCTGCTAATATATCTCTATATTTTTGTTTTGCTTTTTCAGTTTTTCTTTGGTCTATTTCTGTCTTCAAAATGTTTTCATAATAATCTCTAAACATATCTTGCAAGACTCTAACCTTTGCCATACTGCCTTTATTATTTCTAATGTAATGATTGAAAAATGCTTTTAATCTAAACCCTACAGATAAAGGGTCACTAGCACGACTAGTCATTTCATCTAATATCTTACTTGCTCTACCTAAAGAACCTTCTGCCATTCTTAATTGAGCATCAAATTTTCCTAGTTCTGATTTAGTAAAAGTAATAGAACCAGAGTCATCCTTATATTCAGCACTCGCAACCCATACTCTTGCATTACCTGACCCTCTAACATTACCAAAACTTGCATTTAAACTTTTCATATCTTTACCAGTATACATTGTATGAAATACTATACCCATTTTAGCACGAGCAATCTTCTTACCTATATTGCTATTTGCTTGTACTGCATATGTGATTGTATTAGGTGTAAAGGAAATCATTTTATCTCCACCAATTGATACTGCTTTCTTATCGTTAGTGAATAATAAATCACCTTGTAAAATTTGTTTAATGTTTAGACTAGATAAATGATTAAGACATACTGATAATTTTTGAGCGACAGGACCAGAATGGTTCCGTCTTATGTCTGCTGTTGTGTAATTGATTTTTGGGGTAACGTTAAATATTGATTTAGTACCGACAAAGAACTTGCCGTTTTCAGGATTGACACCACATATAATAGCAGGTGCCCCATCCCATTTAACAGTAGTATTGATTTTTGCTCCCGAGTGACCTGCGAGCATATCTCTTACTGATTTTAGAAAGTTAATTGCGTTAACTCCACCAGCTGAACCCCTATTGATTATATCATCTTCTAGGTGCTCTAGGTGTGTATTCTTTTCGTTTGTGAAAA